TGTAAAGCAAATAAACTATCTTGTACGGAGCTTCCCATCCCCAAACCTATAACCTCATCGTACGTTGTACGAATTAATTGGTCGTTTGGGATCATAAACTGTTCATTTTGTATATTCAAACATAGCAATTCTCTTAGAGAATCATATGTTGAATAACCAAATGAATAGTCAAGTGATTTATGGAAAGTATAGATCTTCATTCTAAATTTCTTATTATCAAATTTCTTTGATAATTTGAAACTTAGTCCTCTGTAAAGAGAAGAAAGAATACATGGAAGGTTCTTACAAGAACTAATGTAATTCCCTTTAACTTTATAAAAGTCATAGAGATTTACCATTACTATAAAAGGATTATTGATATTATCAACAATTCCTCTCATAGGCAATCCAGTAATTTCTTTCCCTTTACTGAATCATCTTTTTGCAAATTCATATGTATCTTTAGATACATGTGTTTTACTTTCAGATAATTCAACACCTAAATAATTCATTCATTTCATATAAGTCTTGGCAACTTTATCGTTTTTTATGACGATATCATCACCAAGTAATATATAATCTGAAAAATTATTTATACCATTTAGTTTTGCACACCAGTGCACAACTAAATGATGTGTAAGTGTAAAGGCAGCTCAAGAAGAATATGAACCCATAGGTTGTCCTACTTCGTAAGAAATAAGATTTCCTTCTGGAGTTTCAAATTTCCTTGTAGATAGAATATGATTTCAACCATCTGCGACTTCTTTTGATATTGCTATCTCAAGTAATCGTCTTTGGAGTGAAATCGGAAATCTATCTGTAGCTGATGACAGGTCTATAGATCAAAACATATTTCCATCATCCTTTCATTTATTTGTTGGATCCTGTGTAAAAGTCCTATCACATGGTAGATTATTTAATTTCTTAAATATCTTTTCATGTATAGGTTTAAGGAAAAGTTGAGTATAGTAATCAACTATAGCAACTATTCTTAATTTACATTCAGGATCATAAATAAATGAAAGTTTACCTAGCTTTTGAGAAGGGAAACCCTTCTCTCAAGCATAGTTATATTGATTTTGGAAATAATCAATACCTTTTTCATCTGTAATCTTAAATATAGATGCCATAAGATCATATGAGTATGATAACAAAGAACTGTAAGCAGTCTTTGTTGCCTTACCATTTGGTCCAGCCTTATTTGATATATAAATAGATTTTATATCAAATTCGGGTTTTGACATCTTAAGATTATAGTTGTTTACGAATTCTTTAATAAAACCGGTAGGTATTATTTTTAATACCTTACTTGGTTTTGTTATTGAATCGTAATCAGGTTTGATTTTAAGTTTTTCTTTTCCTTTAGCTTCTAAGGTTCTACTCAAAGTTAAGATAGTCATTAAAAACTTCTTTTCTTCAAGTGATCCATTAGCTAAGGGTTTAAGAAAACTTAATTGTTTTGGTCACCCCTCAGTATCTAAACCTATTTTAAGTTTATTAAATAATAATGGAGATCCACATATGTACCTAGTACAATGTAGTCTACATGTTTTTAAATACTTCACTGTCTTAATAAGACCTTGATTATTTAAAAGATTATTTAATAGTTTAAAATAGGGGTTCAGATAATCTACTGGATTAAGAGTTGGATAGATTATATTACATAGCTTAACTGTTATGTTATATAAGTTTCTATTCATTTATTTTTAAATAATAAAATAGACTCTTAATTTGGTTTTATCTTGGACCTTCGAACTTAGGTGGAAGGTTTACCTTATAGGTACTACCTATAAATGGCCCTTTATAGATCATATGATGATAAAGGGGCAAAAATTACAAAACCTCTTGTTAGAGATTTTCCGGGTAATCTTAAAATTATTTAAGATTACGGGGTAATACCCATTAATAC